GATTTGGATTATTTGAATGGCATTGAATATAAGGATACTACTGCGTTTACCTTTCCCATCAAGTATGGAAAGGTGGTAAAAATCTACGACGGCGATACGATTACAATTGCTGCGAAATTGCCAAACACAGAAGGGCCAATTTACCGATTTTCAGTTAGATTGAATGGCATTGACACGCCCGAAGTAAAAGGCAAAAGTGTTGCTGAACGAGATTTGGCAAAGCACGCCAAAGCGGCATTGAACGAACTGTTGTATGGAAAAATAGTGGAATTGCGCAATGTTGCCAATGAGAAATACGGACGCATATTAGCCGATGTTTATGTCGGCGAGGTGCACGTGAATCAATGGATGATTGCGGAGAACTTTGCAGTATCATACGACGGTGGAAAGAAACAACGTCCCGACAATTGGGATTAGATTGCAAATAATATATAGAATTGTTATAATATATATTATTAAAATGGATAATTTCGGGGATAATTACAACCACATTATTGATAACATATATGTAGGTAATATTTTTTCATTTGGTGACCATAATTTTATTGCAGGACTGGACCAAATTATCAGTTTGGTTAAACCGCCGTCATCAATGAATCATATCAATTATATTGACATATTTTTTGATGATATGGATTATGTTGATGTGCTGCCCTATGCCGAGCGAGCATTTGCATTATTAGAAAGTGGCAAAAAAACATTGGTTCATTGTTTAGCTGGAAGGTCGCGGTCGTGTGCGGTTGTTCTATATTACATTATGAAAAAACATAACAAAACATTTCAAGAAGCGCACGACATATTGAAGGCAAAACGTGTTGATATGTGCATAAATAGAGGATTTATCCGAACGCTACAACAGCAAGAACATTATTTACGGTTATAGTCAGTTTAGCCCTATAATTAGAAATCCAAGTTGCGAGTCAAATTTATCTAATTTTACGCCCTTTTTATATTTCAAACGCCGATTATTTTTAATTATTGAAAATCGTAACGCGTTTGTTAAACAGAATTTAAAAAATTGATTTTAGTTATAGGTATACATTTATAGCATCAAACCAAAGCAAAAGGAGAACTAATTAAAATGGATAATATACAATCAGCAATTCAGTTTATCGTGGGAATTGAAAATTTACGAAGCAAACGAGATTTAGATATATGGTGCGGAGATATGGGTAAAAAAAAGTTATATTTATATGTTCAACGGTTATCCCCTGAACATTGGGAAAGAATAAGAACGCCAGAAAATAGCGTTAGGTTTTATTATCAAAAAATGTTAACCGGATATAAAATTTATAATAGATAGTATTATTTATACATTTTATACTTAAATATAGTCTGCGTTTGAAATGTAAAAAAGGTATAAAAATGTGTGCCAGTATGGTATAGGTCTTATATGGAAAATAATTCAATAAATATATTTTACAAAATATTTCAAATAATGGATCATTATGAAACCGTATTAGATAATTATTCTTATCAAGGAAATAAATACAAGCCTGATGAAAAATTCAATGATTTTATGAACGCAGACGATTTTTTTTCGTTTATAGCCAAACAAGTTCCCGTTAATAAAGCCCCGAAACGTCAACCAGTGAGCGGCAATGCGCCAACTGATGATGATGATGATTTCTTCTCCGCGGGGGCGCCCCCTCCACCTTCTGCCGAGGATAAGCCCCCAGCCGACCAGGATCCCTTTGCATCAGAGGAAAATGCATCTGACGCCGTTCCTAAAACGGACGAAGATGCCATTGTCAAGAAATATATTAAAAAATGTTACAGATTTATTGTTTTGAAGTGTCATCCTGATAAGAATACGGATATGGCGAATAGCAGTGCGCTGTTTATAAAGTGCAAAGACTATTACAACGAACAGTTACTAATTGGATTATTATACATATTTTATCTTTATAAAATCAAGCCCCCGCATCCGTTAGATATTTCTACGCCAGTTGTGCCAGATGATGATTGCAATATACTTATTGATCGGATTTTGCGCGAAATACGAGTTATTCAAGATAAATTGACGGAATTGAATTCGCCAGTGCAAGAAGCAGCGCAACCAGAACCAGAACCAGAACCAGAACCAGAACCAGAACCAGAACCAGAACCAGAACCTTCTGTGACTGATCTGCCGTTTTCAGAAAATTGAATTTGATAATATACTTTATATATAATCAACCTAGTGCAATTATTATAAGAAATGGAAAAGCGTCTGAATGTCAAGTTTGAAACGTACATCACGGAATTCAAAAATGAAATTCGCGATAAGATTAAGCAGTTGAATTTTAGTGAAACAGAAAAAAGTGGGGAGTTGGTTGGGTTTGTATATGATTATGAACGTTTGATATTTGAAAAGGACGATGTTTGCAAGCGTAAGCGCATCAAGAACGCCGTGCCAGTAACAAATAGGTGCAATGCAAAGCGCGCAAACGGCGAACAATGCACCCGACGACGTATGGATGAACACGAGTTTTGTGGAACACACGTGAAGGGCACTCCTCACGGACTAATGTGTCAATCTGGGGCGATTGAACAGATGAAACGCAAGGTTGATGTAACTGCTCACGAAATTTGCGGCATCGTGTATTACATTGACGATGTAAATAATGTTTATAATACCGAAGACGTTATGTCTGGAACAGAAAATCCACGCATCATTGCTAGATACGAAAAACATCACGGACGTTATACCATTCCTGGATTCGGACTAATGTAAACCTATGGACTGGCAACGTCCTTTGCCATTTTGCGAACTAGGGTCTCTTTCACCACCTCTTCGCGATTTTCAATAATATATTCATTCACTTGTGTTGCTTGCATTAAATCGCCATTGTAATATTTAGTTAAAATGTCAAATAATCCTTTTTTTGTTATCGGCTTTTTTACACTGCGCTTGTTGTAACACAATTGCCCATCTTTGATATCAAAACAGTCTATATTGTTTGCATTCATTGTTTGCATTAACTTGGTAGATACGTTCTTTTTTTCATTTTTACGTGCGCTGATCTCGGATTGCAACTTTCGGATTTCATTGTCTAATTTCACCCAATCTTTAATGCTATCTATTAACTGTTGCTTATTTTCCATTGTTTTATATACATAATGCTAGATTTTTATACCGTTTGTCATTATTATTTGGTTTGATAGAACATATTATTATATATGTAGTGTATATTACCGATATTACAGATCATATGTTCTTAATGACTTCGCGCAGAACAATGAACAATGCAAATGAACAACGCCCAACTAATATTATGCCTCTACGTAACCGTATGAATCCTACATCATCGCCAACGTCTATTAATGCAACAGTTCAACCAGAGGTGAAGCCCAAGATGAAATGGGGGGCGCCCACCTGGACATTTTTACATACATTGGTTGAAAAGTTTAAAGATACGTCCTTCCCCACAATGCGACACGACCTGTTTCGTATCATTTTTACAATCTGCACTAATTTACCGTGTCCTATATGTTCTAAGCACGCGCAAGAATATTTGAGCAAGATTAATGTAAATTCGATTCAAACAAAGCAAGATATGATTCATATGCTGTTTACATTTCATAATGAAGTAAACCAACGCAAAAGTGTCGCCCCATTCCCGATTGACAACTTGGATAAATATAAGTCTGGAAATTATAAAGCGATAACCAATAATTTCATTGCATTTTTTCAAGAAAAAACCAAGAACATTCATTTAATTGCTGATGAAATGTTTCGTCAGCGAAATATTAAAATAGTGAAGCGATGGATTATTGACAATATTGACCACGTTGAACTTGTCGAATAAAATGATAACGCCGTAATGTATCATTTTATGCATATTGTTATTGTCGCCGAAATTTAACCCATATTATTTGTTATGAGTTTCCCACCTTTGTATACGGAACATTTAAACGTTGACGTGTTTGGCTTTGAACATTTTACCAGTTCAGGAGAACCAGTAGTGAAATATAACATATCCATTTGCTTTCCGCCACCCGATACTGATAGTGCCCATACAAGACCCATCAATCCGCCCAATACAAGCGATGCAGCTAGTTGTCCAAACTTATAACACGAATTTCTAACATTCCAGACAAAATCAAATATAAGTAAAACTGGGAAAAATATTAGCGTTGGCACGTTCATAGCAGCCACGCTATTCTTTATTATTGGGTACAGTAAATAAACAAACGTGAATGCCAACATTGATTGACTCTGCGGCAGAATTGATGTATCTTCTACTAGCGAAAACGCTTTGCATATATCAGCTGGCGCGACTGGTGCGTCAAATATATCTGTCCACAATGTACGTTTGGCAATGTTTGTAAGTACTGGCGAGAACATCATAACTATCACAGTTGATAGAATTAAACCAGCTAAATATACTACACCTTTGTAATCCGCGTTTAATAACGAGGCCAGCGTAAAGAAACACGCGATTATGAATGGCGCCAGACGCAGAAACAAGTATCCAAATACTATTAAATTTAAATCAAACATTGAGTCTATTATACTATACTTGCATATTTGTTTTTCACGCACTTACAAAAACGTAATTAAACACCTCTTGAATTGTCGATACTTTATAGAACTCTATCCCATCGGACGCTTTTGCGGTTTTCTTCCATTCCAAGAAGTCGCGTTGGTTTGCTTCTGGATATAGAAAGGTTTTAATGCCCGCACGTATTCCCCCAGTTATTTTCAAGTCTAGCCCGCCGATCGCAGTTACCTCTCCTTGTAAATTGATTTCGCCAGTTATTGCTAGATTATTCTTTATCTTTTTATTGTTAAATATACTAAATATGGCTGCGGTTATTGCTGCTCCCGCCGATGGACCATCCTTTGATACTGCTCCTTCGGGACAGTGAATATGTAATCCTTGGCACTGTGTATCCTTAAATTGTATCAATAATTCCTTCTTCACCTCGTTTGGCGTTAGGTTCCACGCTAATGTTTTGGCGACATTCATACTTTCTTTCATCACGTCTCCTTGCAATCCTGTTAACCGTAGTTCCAGGAAAGAAGACGATGGATATAGCAGCGTTTGTATTGGTATTATTCCGCCTCGCCCCAATGCATTCGCCCAAAGTCCATTAATTATTCCGACTTCGGGACACTTGTGTATCGCCTTTTCCGTGATTTTGTGGTATTTTATTAAATACTTATTCTCCAAGTTGTCCTCGGTAATTATTATCGGCAACTCCATGTCCGTATCGCTCGCATTTTTAAGTATATCCAAGTTGATTTCTCCAAATAGGTCAAACAACAATTCTTTTAATTTTCTAACGCCTGGTTCCAACGTATATTTCTCTATTATGTGTTCTATCATCGTGTCCGATATATCCACAATATTATCAAACCCCATTTTGGTATTTATCTCGGGCAATATATATTTCTTTACTATTACCATTTTATCGTCTAATGAAAGGTTCTCAAACTTGATGCGATGTATGCGGTCTAGCAATACACGATCTATTTGGTCTGGGTCATTATATGAAAATATAAAGAGAGCCTTTGATAAGTCTATGTTTATGCCGCTAAAATATTTATCCTGGAATGTGTCGTTCTGCGTTTGGTCTATTAAATGGGTAAATATGCCGATTATTTCGCGCCCGTTCTCCGTCTTGCTTACTTTATCTAGTTCATCAATATAAATAATTGGGTTCATACATTTTGCATCCATCAATATGTCTACTATCTTACCCCACGTTGAGTTCATATATGTATAGCCGTGTCCTTCAATCGTGGAACCATTACACGACCCACCCAACGCAATAAATGCGAATGGGCGAGAACTTCCATCTGCGTTTTTTAAACAATGAGATAATCCTTTCTTGGCAAGTGACGTGTTGTGGGCAACTGTAAAATCGCCTAATAAAAATCTGGAATTGCCGTCAATTTGAAATCCGTAATAATCATCTTCCTCTAATGGAACCACGATAATGCCAGTATTCATTGGATCCTTTATTTGTTTGTGGGGGTTGGCTTTTTTGCGTTGTAATAATACTGGTATTTCATCCATTCCATTACCCGTTATTGTTATGCGATGATATGTTCCCCATCTTTTTTCGCCCTTATACATACACGATTTTTCACATTCTTGCATCATTCCACGCATTCCAAGACTTCGCACCAAAAATAATATGTCATCTGCTAATGCTTTATTCTTTTGAGTGATTTCCAAACTATTATTCGTAGGGTTATGGTATCCATCGCTATCTATTAAACCAGCAAGTAATTTTAACCTGTTTTCCCTTGAATTGTATTTATACACGTCTGGAATATGTTTGTTATGTATGAGATTGTATTTTTTTAAAATGTTTAAAAATGCGTTCCTTGAATAATCGCAGCCTCCTTTCTTGCCAGTTGTAATATGATAAGTAATTTCGTTTTTTGTTCCCATCTTGCCTTGTTTTAGGTGAAGCCCGTATTGGTTGGCATATTTATTATAATACTCTACTATTTCGGGGTCTATTGTTGTTATTCTAAATGTAGATTTATCACCATCACCTAACCAATAACCCAAAGCATATGGTTCCATATCTACTTGCTGTTCTACAAAATCCACTCCAACTTTGTATCCTTTCAAACATTCTTTCAACGATGGCGGCAGACTTAAATAATCTTTTATGCATATATCAACAATGTCGTTTTTATAATAGCGTTTTCCCATTATAGTTTTATGTTTGTCTCCATTTCTATTCGGTTTTGTCATTTTAAGACTCAGTATATGACTTTCATTCACTATATAATCATCGCCCTTTACTTGTTCTATGCGATACATTTTTTCTCTTCCTGCACCCAATGCCAACACATTACGCGGTGCGCTATCGTCGCCCATTAATTTATCATCGGTTGTTATATCTTGAACCATTTTTATTTTTCCATTTGACAGCATAATCGGCGTATCCTTTTTGAAACATTTACCGATACCTGGAGAGCCTTCAAACCCAAAACAGTAACCCGTTTGTTCTCCGTTCATCCATTGTCCTATTATTTTCATTATTTGGTTCTTCGCGCGCCGATGGGCATATATGGAATTGTCAAGCACAGACAACACATCTGATAGTGTATTTTCTACCTTTTTTATGTTCTTGTTTAACGTTTCAGTATCGGTTATGATTCTCGTCAAGGATGACTGCGTTATTTCAGCCATTACTTTGTCGTATAAATCATATAAAATCATTGGTTGTTCCTTCTTGGCCTTTTCCAAAAATTCGGCGATCTTTTTTATCTGCATTGGCTTTGTTTGGTTAGACGTGATTATTTTTACATCTATTGCGTGTGTTTTTGCGTAATTATTTACGTGTTGCACTACCGCGTTTATTTGTTTTAAACATAGACTATTCAACGTGGTTTCTATGATTGGACCAATGTTCTCGCGTGAGTATTCTATAATTGCTTTTGTTCCTTTTATTATATCTAACACAGTGTACATCTTCTTTGATGAGATTTTCAACTCGGGAAATAACCTTTGCACGATGGTTAATATGCGACGATACCATTCATTCAATATCTTTATTTCTTTCAATGCAGGTTCCTCACGATATACTCCAAATGGTATTTTTATCAACCCTTCCAAGTATTGTTTGGCTTTTAATCCCATCTCGTCTGGCTTACCCTTTATTTCTTTTAATTTTAACATCGCCTTTTCTTTTACAATGTCGTCGGCTTTCATTAAATAGATTTGTTGTTCTAGCGAGACTTGACTGACGTCGTACTTTTGCATCATGTTGTTTGCAGTTGTAAGCGCGTGTTTTACCACTTCTTTGAAATTCTTCTTTATTTTGTACGGCAGACTTTCGTAAAAGAATTGCAGTTGTTGGTTCTCCGCCCCATCCGTTGAATTCACCGACAACATTTCATATAACAAATAACTTATGTAATTTACATCATTGTCGTTCTCGTTGATCAATAAATTTATCAATAAACCCCGCTGCGAATATATATCTAATTCCAAAAATGACTTCATCGTTACGTCTAGTTTATTTTGTTTTGTCGTGGTAACGTCGCGTATAACGGTAAACATCTTTTTTATAATGTCGTCGTTTCCACTTATCAGAACGTCTTTTAATGTCATAGTTTCTCTTATTCTACTTATTATATAACTTTCCAATTGTCTACGCCCGCCAGAGAGTTTCGCGACATCTTCCATCCTTGTATTGACATATTCGTTTACAATGCAATCCATTTGCACGTCGTCTATTATGCCAGTTATTAATAAACTCTTTTTAGCTTTTTCATTCTGAATAACTACCCGTATTCCATACACTCGCTGATATAATAGCTTGGTTCCCGAGTCAACGTCAAAACATTCAAACGATGCCGCCTCTGATAGATTTAAGTCGTCTTCGGTTATTTTATTTGCACATATTTGTCCTGGATTGACCGCTATTTTGTGCGTTGGCTTCCAATGGAGCACTTTATATCCAGTTGGTTGTATATATTTCTTGATTAAGTTGTATTTATCTTGCATAATCGGATTTTGTATCTGCATATTTTTAAATTCTGTGCCAAAACTGATAAATAACAAATCATCTATGGTCTTTGTGCCAAATCCACATATAATTGTTGATAATTTGTCTATTACTTGTTGGCATTCTGCTAGATTATTATCTACATCCGCTTGTTTTTCACAGAGGATTATTTTTTCAGTTAGCGTTTTGGTTTTTGCAAATAGATCGCCGAGAACGCTTACCGACAATGTTGCCTCGTTATCACTAAATATTCTATCCTTTTTGTTCTTTTTTATAGATGACATTGTTTCGCGAATTATTTCCTGTATATACACAATCTTGCTCGTGATTAGTTCTATTGTTTTTTTTATATCGTCGGGCGGTTTAAGCAATTTCTTTGGTTTGCTTATTTTGGATTGAATATTCATAGTTATACATTATCTTATTATTAATTTTCGTGTTTCGTACTAATCCTACTCTATTATGTAAAATAATATAAACAGTAATCTGTATTATTTGTATCCATCTCTGTAATCTAACTTGTAATACTATGGGCATTCCAAGTTACTTTTCACACATCATTCGCAATTATTCTAATATTGTTAGAAATTTGCGTTTCTTTAAAGAGATTGTTGGGTTTCGGTTTGAGCACCTGTTTATGGATTGCAATTCGATCGTCTATGATGCTGTTCATTCTCTTGAAAAACGTGTAAACTCGGGGGAAATCGCCAAGGACAGCGACACGGATACCATTATTATTAATGATGTGATTCAAAAAATAGATGTTTATATTTCCACCATTCGCCCGTCCAAAACTATATATGTCGCCTTTGATGGGGTCGCCCCATTCGCCAAAATGGAGCAGCAGCGCACCCGTCGTTATAAGTCCCATTTTATTAGCAATGTTCAATTCTCGGACGCATCATTGCCTCCACCATTTGCGTGGAATACGTCGGCAATTACGCCTGGAACACGGTTTATGGATAAGTTGTCCAATCGTATGAATTATCATTTTAAAAACTCTGAACAAAAATACAACGTAAAGTCCACCATTATATCGTCGTCTGATGTGCCTGGCGAGGGGGAACATAAATTGTATAGTTACATTCGCGATAACAAGTTGACCAATGACAATATTGCGGTATATGGACTAGATTCCGACCTCATTATGTTGTCCATTTTCCATTTGGAATATTCTAAAAATATCTATATTTTTCGGGAGGCGCCCGAGTTTTTGAAGAATTCTATTCCGATTGATTCCCGCGGCGATAATGACAATGAACCCCATTTTTTAGATATCCGTACATTGGCTACCTCCATTTTATCTAATATGAATTGCGAACATTCGCACGCTGACCGAATAGACGATTATGTGTTTTTATGTTTCTTGTTGGGCAATGACTTTTTGCCACATTTCCCCGCTATGAATATTCGCACACACGGCATTGATGTTTTGTTGGATATGTATCGCAAATATATCGGAAGACATCCTGATAAGTTTTTGGTTTCTCGCTCTTCTGGCAAGATTTATTGGAAAAATCTGTCATTGCTTATTGGCGAAATTGCGAAGAAAGAACACGAGTTCTTAATGCAAGAGTATTTCGTACGTGATAAGTTAGATTATCGCAAGTTTCCTGAAACCACTCCCGCCGAGAAGGAACAAGTGTTTATCAATGCACCGATTATTTACCGCCACGATGAGAAATATATATGCCCTAGCGAGAACCATTGGGAAGATCGTTATTATAAATTGCTGTTTTCTACGTATCGCAAGCCAAATCACATTAAACCTATTTGCATTAACTACCTAGAAGGATTAGAATGGGTATTTAAGTATTACACGGGCGTTTGCCCTGACTGGAAATGGAAGTATAATTACCATTATCCCCCATTGTTCGGCGATTTATGTAAATATGTGCCGCATTATGATACTGATTTTTTACATGCTATCTTAACCGCAAACAGCAAACGACCATTTTCTCCATACGTCCAATTGTCTTATGTGTTGCCTCAATCAAAGCTGGATTTGCTCCCGAAAGACATTGCACTGTTCTTGAAAACCAATTACAAGGATTTGTATCCTGAAAAATATGATTTGTGCTGGGCGTTTTGTCGGTATTTATGGGAAGCCCACCCGCTGCTTCCTGAAATCTCGGTTGACTTGCTTGAACAGTGGGATAGACAGTTCAGTTTCTGGAATTCGGATAACGATAAGAAGTAGATTGGCTGCAACGTTGGTAATACGGCTGCATTTTAATAAATATTTAGGTAATCTATCATAATATTTATTGCATTATATGGCGTCTATGCGGCGGCGGGCTTATCCTTCTTGGGACCGCAAGCTCCGTCAGACATAGTAGTCGGAGAGGGTTGTGCAAGAGCAGGCACATCTACGCTAGGGGTCTTATTGTCGATCCCTTCTTTGGCTGCAACATCATTCTTCACTAATATAACCATATACAGTGCAATAATAACTGGCACAACTGCCAACGACCAAGAAATAATCTTATATCCATTTGAACATAACCATTTCAACCCCAACGCCCAAATTCCAATAAACGCCGCCTCTGCTACAAGCATTTCCGTTTTAAGTCCAGCTAAAAATGTGCCGATTATTATCGCGACGCCCAACGCGACATTTAGATACGCGGGAGTGCAATACTTGCTAAACACAAAATTTTTCATGTATAATGTACGTAAATATATTATATAGCACGCTAATTGCATCAGTTTTACAGCAAATTCTTGTTGTGCTGTTGACATTATAAAATTGAATCAATTTAATGTAATTTACTTTAATCAACCTGACACTTTAAAAGGTAATTTACAATGGATGCTATAAAGCAAGTGGTTGCAATCTACGGATTATGGATAGTTGCGCACTTTTGTGCACCGTTTATGTACGTGCGGTGGTGCGTGCCGTTCTCATTTGTGGGGTTTATTATGTCGCCATTTGTGGCTACAATGCCTTATTGTACGGCATTGAGATGGGTGATTCAGACCAGCGGCGATACTATTATGACAATGTTTGTATTATTAGGAACGTGGTTAATTAGCAAGATAGTTCAATTAGGTAGTAGTTAAACCTATAAAATAAGTATATTAGAAAAATAAATTAAGTTGTATGTTTGTTTTATTATATTGCGCTATAATAACAGATAGTAGTCGGAATGAATATAATGTATTTTCTTATGGAAAAATTCTTTGAAGAAGAATGGATAGCTGCATTAGGCATTTTAACGACGAGCGTATTGATAACATTGCTACGCGCGAATGGTCTTTCAACCGCTATATCAAAAATAATAACTGCGCTCCAAAATGGTGAGAAATTGGTGTCATATGAAATGTTAAAATGGTTTGCATTGGTGAGTGGTCTGTACGTAGCA